CCCCGGTGGACCCCACCGAGGCGCCCACCGGGGAGCGCGCGGAGTACATCGAACGCTTGCGCGCTGAACTCGGCACGGTCCACGACGCGCCCGACTACGCCTTGGCCGACGTTGGTGAAGATGACCAGGAAACGCCGCCGGGCGAAGGATAGGTGCCCCTCGGAACGGGTTGCGCAACTTGGGAACGTAGCGCATAATGGGAACATGCCCATGCACGCGCTACGCCGTAAGTCGCTCAACCCGTTCCGCAACCCGTACCGCGTGATGGCCGTTATCGTGCTGCCCGTGCTGGCGTTCGGCGCCACGCTGGCACTGCTGTACACCAGTCCGGCCCGTGAGGCAGCGTTCGGCTGGAACCCCATACACGGCACGCAATCGGCGGCCGCCTGGTGTGCCGAGTGGTCCAAGGTGCAGGTGTCCACCGAGCTCCAGACGCACGCCGACGCGTACCGCCTTACCACCGAGTACGCCAAGCTGTGTGGCTAGCTGGTCACCCGTGCGAAGCACACCCCGCGCGGCGTCGGGAGGTACAGCGGCACGATCCACCCCTCATCTTCCAACGGTGCCAACAGTCCGCGCACCGGGTGCTGAGCGCCCGTATCGTGGAAACCGACCACCGTACGCGCGTGCATCCACGGCAGGTAGCGCCGGAACTCCAACGGCCGCAAGTGGAACAGCGAATCGAACCACGCGAAGTCCACCGGGCACTCAGGCGTGTACTCCAAACTAGATTCTTGGCGGATCTCCACAGGCAGCCCGGCGCACCGAGCGCGCGCGAACTCCACCCGCTCGGGATCGGTCTCCAGGCTCACTAGCCTGCCGTGCCCGTTGGCGTGCCGGTGCAACGCTTGGCCGATCGCCTCGGTGGTCTGGCCGAACGCCGTGCCGGTCTCGATTACGAATTCCGGCTGTAGCGCGACCACGAACGCGGCGACCAGCGCCGTAACCTCGGTCTCGGTGGAATCCGAATCGGCCGAAGTCCAGTACGCGGGCATGGGGCACTCGGACCGCGGTGCGGTGAATCTGTCTTCTCTCAGCATCACCGAGCGCCGAAAATCATATCGGCAATTTGCTCGGTCGGTGACTTCGCTTTCTCCCTCCCGGCCCCCTTGTCCGCGCCATCGATCCGCGGCGCCTTGGGCCGGACTGCGCGGAACACCTCGGGCATGATCACCTTGAGTGTTTCGATCTGGTCTTCCAGTCCTTCTAGCTCCCCATCATCGCCCACGGTGAGTTCGTCCTGATCGACGTTGCGCAGCAATGCTCTGATCTTGGCCTTGCGCTGGTCCTTCTCTTGCGGGAGCGATACCCCCGCCGAGATGAACGCCGCCTCGGCGGCCGCGCGAATCAGCGCGGGCTTGTAGGTGTTCTCGACTTCCGCGCGCGTACTGGTCCGGACCTCGGTCAGTACCTCATCGGTGACCTCACCGGTGGGTGCCTTGGGCGCGGGTGGTGGCTTGGGCTTGGCGCCGGCTAGCCGATACTTCTTGGCTTGCGCGTTCGCTTGGGTGAGCGCCGCCTTGGTCGCCTTGAGCTGAGTACGCAACTCATCGTCGGACAGATCCGCGAAATCCACGCCGTCGTTCGGGTCGGTCACCGAGTCGTCGGGCGGATCGGTCACCGGCGCCGGTGGCTGAGCCGTACCGGGCGCTACACCGAGCGGGCTCGGTTCGGGGGTGTTCTTGTCATCAGCCATCGCGGCCGCCTCTCTTAGTCTGCCTGGTCTGCGCTTATCCTACGGGCGGCACCGGCGATTGGAATGGACCCGCGGCGCCGAGCTTCTTGTGTGCCCGGTCCAGCACCGACTTAGGGAGTACCAAACGCCGGTGTAGCAACTCCTGCGCTGCCTCCCGCCGTGCCTTGTCGCTCTCGGACGCCAGCGACCACCCGAGCACACCCGAGCGCAACGCCTCCCGCTTGAGTGCCGAGCTGGCGGCGTCCGAGCTGGCCAAGTGCACCACTTCGAGGTGGCATCTATCGTTGGGGTGCAACGGTGGGCCGGGGATCGCATCGGCGAACCTATCCCGATTGGACGCGCGGAACGATAGCCCGCCGTCAAACTGATCATCGTGCCTGATCACCAGGCCGGAATAGGCCAGACAGTTCACGCAACAATCCCGGTGCGCCACCCACATCAGCCCCCACGCGTCGCCGAGCAACGCCGCCTTGGTACGCGCGTCGCGGGTGGCTGCCTCGGTGTACGCGTCCAGCTCGGCACGCGCGTTGGCGTCCGCCAACCGGGCCGGTTGATTGAGCGCGATCAACGCCGACGCGGGTGTCGGCCCGCCATCGGCCATCACCGTGGCCGGGTCCAGCATCGCGGACGTGCGCGCCTTGGCCACATCCGCGCGCCGTGCCGCCCCCGCGGCGTGCCGTTCGCTGGTCTGGACCTGTTCGGCCATGGCTTGATCGCGTAGCGACTGTTCTAGTGCCGCCCGTTCGGCGGCCGCGATGGTGGCTTCCAGCGTGCGGGCGGCGCTCAGTTCGGCGGCGTCCTGTGCGGCCGCGATCTCGGCATCGAGTGCGGATTCGGACGCAAGGCGCGCGGTCTCGGCAGTCATCTTGGCCACGAACGCCGCGTGCTCGTCATCGATCGCGGCGTGCACGATGGTCGTGGCCGTGGCCAGGAACGTCACCAGCTCGGGCGGGGGCGCGGCGCCGGGGGCCGGGGAAGTACCCCCGAATAGCCGCGCCCACAACCGGACTAGGCGCGCGATCAGATCGCCCATTACTTTTTACCAGGCTTGGGCTTAGCCGGCGGCGTTGGCTTGGCGGCCGCGGGCGGCGCCGGGGGCGGGTTGCTCCCGTCGGGGGCGGGTTGTCCGGGCGGGAGCATCACCGGTGCCGGTGGGGGTGGCTGTGCAGATGGCAACCCTTCCAGTTCGTTCGGTGCGGTGACCGGCCCGGTGGGCATGAACTGGCCCACCAATTGCTGTGCTTGCTCGGGTGTCATCGATCCGAGCTGAATGGCTTGCCCGGCGACCTGTGCGGCGTCCACAATCTGCTTAATCAAGGCTAGCTTCTCTTGCAACGTGTCATCGTCGGAACTCTGCGCCCACTCGGTCACCTGTTCTTCCAAGTACCCCGCCTCGGTGAGCGCCACACTGGTCGGCACGCCGGCGTTTTCCTTGGCCTTGACCGCATCCCAGAATGCCGTGTCGTCGGATGCCTCGGACGGCGCCCACGTGATGACTACCTTAGGTTCGGGCACGCCAAGTAGCTTGAGCGCGTGCGCCGCCATCCGTTGCAACGTGTTCCCGATCTCCTTGGAGAGGTAATCCACCCGTTTGATCAGCGACGACTCACGGGCGCGGCGTGATTCGCCAGTCTCGGGCCGGCCGGTGGAGTCGATTTTGTCGAGTGGTGTCTCGGTGATCGACGCGCAGTAGCGCATGTACTGAGAGATCGGCTCCAGGAACGTGCGCGGGTCCGCGGCGGACAACTCCCCCACACTGTCAGTGTCATGGAACTTGTTAAACCGGCCGGGTACCGGGCCATCGAGTTTGGTTTTCTTGGGATCCGGTGCCTGCCCGGCGGCTTTCGCCCAATCGTTCAGGTCGGCGCCGGTGGTGCCCGCCTTGGAGAGCGCATACCGGAACGGGAACGCCGCCCAATCCACACTGGACATATGCGAAGCCACCAACTTGGTGATCGCATTCTGCGGGCCGTAGGCGTCGCGGTGCTCGGGCCGGCCGTACGGGCGCGCGGTCCGCGCGTGGAACACGCACATGCCGTACGGGTGGTAGATCGTGGACTCTTGCCCGTCATAGTCATATGGCCGGAACTGGTTCTCGTCTTGCCACGTGTCCACGCCGTCGGTGGTGGTGGTGGAGATGTAGCGCTCTAGCCGAGCGAGCCCGCTGGCGGTGTCAGTGTCGTAATAGATATCGACCCGCTGGTAATCGCCCTCGGTGACCCACATTTTCACCGCGTGGTGGATCTTGCGCGGGTTTTCCGGGTGGTAGAACGCGCGCATGGTTTCCGGCGTGTTGATATGCACGTCTATGCCCTTGTCCGGGCCGTCGTCGTCGCCATCATCGTCGCCAGCGCTGGGCCACACGATGATGTACGCGTCCCCGTAGGTGAGCGTCTTATCGATGAAGCCGGGGACTTCGAGTTCTAGTTCATTGTCGTCCCACACGTCGTCCAGCAGGTCACTAGCGGCGTTGGAATCGGCGCCGCCGGACCATGCGCGTTTAGCGGCGATTTCCATGCGGTTGGTGCGGGAGCGGATCACCGAGCCCGCCACGTTGAGCCGGTACATGCCGATCGAGTTGAGCAGCGCCGCGCGCACAGTGTCCGAGGCGAACAACTCCCGTGCGTCACCTTGGGCGAACAGTTTGGCCAGCCGGTAGGCGGGGAGCGCGCGCTCAATGGCTGCGATGCCCGAGACCAGATCGGACGGGGAGCGCTCCACCGCGGCGATGGTGGGTTGTAGCTGAGTCAGGAACGTAATCGGGTTCGGATCGGTGATTTTGTGCCCCCGTGGGGTGTGTGCAATGCGGTATGGGTACCGCCATGCTCCCACGTGGTCACGGGAATGGACTGGACCAAGCACTTGCGTAGAGTGGGAAGATGGTGCATACTTGTCCTATGACCGAGACCGAGTTTGTGGCCGCCCAGCGATCCGCCGTACTCATGGAAGCAGCACGCGCAACCGTGAAGCGGAACCACTGGACAGACAAGCCCGGCGCGCGCTGGCACTTGAACGAATTGAACTATCCGAGGTTCAACGGGATCCACAACACGGTGACTATCTACGCCAACAACGGGGGCACTGCGTATGAGGTGCACACCTACACCTACGCCGGCGACACGAACGGAGCACCCATTGCCCGTAAGACACTGGCCGCGGCGTTCAAGCTCGGCGAAGCGCTGGCGGACAAGGGCTAGGCGTATTGCGTGCTGGCCGTGGTCGCCGGTGCCCGGTGCCCGCCCGAGCCCGGTTTACGGACTTCCGCAGGACTCAACCAATACAGCACGCCGTACACCACGGCGTCCAGATCGTCGTCATGCGCGACCAACGGGAACGCCTGCATGACACCTTCCAGCTCGGGAAAGCGCCCGACGTGCACCACCTGTGTCGGCTTGGCCTGGTACTTGGCCAGTGCGTGGGCGGCGCGGACTTCCTTATGCGCGGACGCGTGGATTAGCTCCACCTCAACGGGCAGTTCTTCGAACACCTCCACCCACAAGGCGGCGCCTTGGTTGTCTTCCACCACGATGCGCTTCACTTGCGGCCAGCGGGTCAACAGTTTCATGATGTGATCCCGTAGCGCCCGGCCGGTCTTCTTGACCTTGGCCGAGTACAACACCTCCACCCGGCCGGGATCGTTCAGCCGTAACTGTTCGGCCGTCGGCCACGGGTACGCGGTGATCGCAATGCCGGTGTAGTCGCTGGTCTCGGTGGCGGTGACCGCGGGATCAACGGTCAGGATGCACCGAAATTGATCGGGGTTCGCGGTGTCCACGTAGGTGAAGTCGTCGTCCTGCCACATACCCTCATCACCGAGGCTCGGCAGGTTGTCCATCTCCATGCGGAACATCCGGGTGTGTTGGATCGAGCGCAGATACTCCGTCGTCCAGCGGCCCGGCCACGTGCTCACCAGCTCCCCGTCCGCGTTCGGCGCGAGTGGCCGGAAGTGATGCGCGATGATCTTCTGTTCTTTGATCCATTCCAGGTCGTCCGCGTTGGCGTCCTGCGGTGCGCCGTGTACCGAGCGCACCAACTGGTGAGTCAGCCCGCCGTACATCGTAGTGGTGCCCACCCATGACCAGATCGCGTTGACGTTGTAAAAGCCGATCGCGCCGGTGATGGTCTTCTTGCGCTGGTCCGCTTGGTAGGGGCTGTAGTTCGCCTCACTGTTCTCCACATCGTCCAGCACGATCACGTCCGCCCGCCGGCCATCGATCGAGCTACCAAGCACCGAGCTATCCATGCCCTTGGCGGTGAGCACGGCGCCGTTGGTGGCCAGGTAGGCACCGAGGTCATCGTGCACGGCCACGCCACCCGACATGCGTGGCTCACATAGCTCGGGAAAATCGGTGCGCAGCACGGCGTTGTTGCGAAGTTCCTGCCGACAGGCTTTCATGTGATCGCGTGCGAGCTCGGACGTGCGGGTAAAGATCGCGAAGTAGGTCTTATGGGAGTACGCCATGGCCCACAACGGCAGGATACGGAAGTGCAACGTGGACTTGGCTGAGCCACGGGAACTGATCCACGCGTGCCGGTTGCCCATCGGCGCTTGCTCCCCGCGCCACGTGAGCGCCCATTCATAGCTGGCCGCGTGGAACGGGCTGAACGTCACGCCGTCGGCGCCCGACCCGGTGAGCCAGTGCCGGAAGTAGATCAGCGCGAACGCCAGCGGGTCACGCTGGCCGATGGCCCTACGGCCGGCCGGGGTGGTGAGCAGGATCGGGTCATAGCGGCGTAGGTAGTGCTGCCACTGGAACTCGGGCGCCGTGATCTCGGCATACTCCCCGCGGGTATTGGGGTACGTGGTCACTCGGCTGGCGTTTGGTCGTTGTGCCCCTCGAACAGCGGCACCCATGGCCAGTACGCCGGGCGCATCGAGGTGAGTTCGCCGATGGTCGGCCCGAGGTTGGCCCACTGTTCGCGGGTGGCCGCGATCGGTACGCCGTTACGGGTGAACGTCTCGCCGGTTGGTTTGTGTGTGGCTGTGAACAGCTCAAGCATGCGCACTCCCGCCGGTCTGTGCCTGGTCTGTACAGCGGGAGTGCGCAGACCAGTACACACCCCCGCCACGTGCATGATCGCACGCCTACGACTGAACGGGGGCCACCACATCGGCACTTGCGCAGAGTGGGAAGCGTGTGTCATACTTGTCCTATGACCGAGACCAGCGCCCCCGCCCGCACCGTTACCGTCCAACGTTCCGACGACATAGCCCGGGAGATGACTTATGTCCGCGCGGACGGTGACCGCCACGTGGTTTCGGTGTTCCGGCACGGGCGGGTGCGGTTCTACAACGTGCCCCGGAGTGAGATCCAGGATTCGGACGACGCGGTTTTTCTTGCCGCGTTCTTTGCGGCGGGCTCGATCTAACCCAAGTACCGTTAGCCCCCGGCCACTCGGTCGGGGGTTTTCTCATGTTCGTCCGCGGCGTCCATTAGCTCGATCAGCTCGCTGATCTTGGCGTCTGTCTCGGTGGTCTGGACCACGGTCACGTGTGCCTGGGTCGGGGCATCGATGCCGAACAACTTCGCGAGACGCGCTTCCACGGCAGTGATCTGCTTTTCGATGTTGACCATGGCGCCGATCGCGGCCAGCTCGGGCGCATCATCACGGACGGGTTCGCCGGCGTGGTAGATCACCTGGCCGTTGTTCACGGTGATGTGGAAGCGATCGAGTACCGTTTGCGCGTGATCCCGTAGCTTGCCAAGCCGTAGCCGCGACTCTTCCAGCCGTTCGAACTGCCGCTTCACGTGCTCGGCGGCCAGCGGTAGCACGGTGGCGGCGTGCTCGGCGGCCAGCAACCGGTTGACCGTTTCATGCCCGATCTGTGTGTACCCCTCGCTACGCATAATGTCGCTGATCCTGCGCAGTGAGTTCCCCGCCAGCGATAACTCATAGGCGCGGCGCTGGCGGTCGGTGCGGTCGGCCGGTTTGCGGCGCCGTTCCTGGCGTTGTGCCACGTCGTCCACCTCCCATGTGTCTCAAGTCCATACCAGCATAGGGTAACCCAGTGTAATACCGGGCTACCCTATGCGGACTAGCTGTATAACCTGTTATACGTCGTGGCGCTGTACCGGCGGCGTAAGCGTGTGCCCGTAGGCGTCCACGTACCCGGTGATGTTGCCGTGTCCGTCGCGCTGGACGGGGATGGCGCGCAACGGGTAGTTCTGGACCTCGGCCGCGTAACCGAGCGAGCGGGACCATGTGGCCAGCGCCTCGGCCTTGGCTCGGGCGCGCTCGGCGGCGTCCTTACCGGCGTACCCGGCCAACCGGGTGGTGCCAGCGTGATCACTGGTCACCACAAACCGGTCTGGCCCAATCGGAAACCACCGAAAAATCGATTCATAGTGTGCGCCCACTGGTCTGGACCTTCCTACTATTCCCTAGTTTCCCACTATGCTACACCTCACACCGCGGAAGTCCAGCACGGTGACGGGGCATCCGCTTCCACCGTGATCGGCACCCCCATCACCTCGGTTGTCATGCACTGGACCAGGAACTCTGTCGCCGCGGGGGCATCTTCCGCCGGCACCATGGCCACGATCTCGTCATGGACCGGGAGGACTAGACCACCCGCGTGCGGCCCGTCATCCCACTCGATCAGCGCGTCAACTAGCAGCTCCCGCGCGCTGCCTTGGATGATGTAGTTCGGCCCTTTGTGCGGATTGTCTGGATCCAAGTGGATGATGCGGCCCGAGTAGCTGGGGTATTGCGTGTGACCCGCCTTAATCGCCTCACGGACTTCTCTGGACCAGGTAGCGACTCCCGCGGCTACGTGGTCCATGGTCTCCACCACGGCGCCCATGGTCTCGGTGGTCACCCCGACCTGTTTGGCTAGGTTCTCGACACCCCCGCCGTACAAGCGCCCGAACACGCCCCGCTTCACCGTGTACCGGTTGGCCTTGGTGAAGTCCGGCCCGAACACCTGCGCCGCGATCACCGAGTGAAGATCCACGCCGTCGATCACCATGCGCTTGAGTGCTTCATCCCCGGATACGGCCGCGGCCATGCGTACTTCCACCGAGGAAAAATCCGCCGCGATCAGCAAGTGACCGGGGTCCGCTTCCACGCACTCCCGCAAGCCACCCTCACGGCTCACCTGCTGCATGTTCTGCCGGACACTGGACATGCGGCCGGTGTCCGCGCCGAGCGTGTAAATCGTGGTGTAGGTGCGGCCGTTGCCTTGGGTCGTGCTCAAGCTCCACGGCCGGAGCATGTTTTGCAGCAACGTGGCGTCGCCCCGGTAGTCCAGCACGGCACCGGCAAGGTCCCCCACAGCGCCGCCTAGGGGCTTGAGCCGTCCCAAGGTCTCAGCGTCTGCGGACGCGCCGCCTTTCTTGGTACGGCCAAGCTGAGCGCCTGCACCGAGTGCTGTGAAGCGCTTGACTAGTTGCACGGGTGACGCGGGGTTGTCCACACCGAGCTCCCGCACTCGGACCAAGCCGGCGGCCACCCGGGGCTCCCGCTCCGCCAGTTGCGCCGCTACGCGCTCAGCGTTCAGCGGTAGCCCGAGGTACGCGGTAGGCGCCGTAATGGCTTGTGCGCGCCGCTCACGGGCTAGTACGGCCGCCGGTGGCTCGGGCAGCGCGATCCGCAACGCCGCACAGTCCAGCACGTCCGAGATGGCGTACGTGATCATCGTGGCGCATCCGGCGTCCACCTGTAACCACCCCGAGCGCTCGGGCGGCGTAGTGGGTTCGGTCTCGGTGAGCCATCCGCCGGCTGAGAACAACGCCTTACGCGCCGCCTCGGCCGCGGGGGTGATGGCGTGCTCACCGAGTACGGCCGGGGCCAAGCCCTTGAGCCCGGATTCGTTGTCGGTGCCGGCCGGGTCGGCGAGCTTGGCCCGTAGCGCCGTGTCGTCCATCCGCGTGAACGCCTCGGTGTAGTCCACCACCCCGGCCAGTGCCAGCGGCGCAAGGTCCGCGGTTGCCGAGTGCGCGTTCAGCTCGGGCGCATCGGCGAGCAACCGGGTGGCCAGCTCGAGCGCGCCGGGATCGGTCGCGTCAAGGTCGATCCCTTCCAGTGCGTCGCCGAGCTGGATGGTGCGCAACCCGTAGGCGTGGTGCCCGATCGGGTACCCGGTGGTTTCCACGTCCACGGCCAGCCGGCCGGACCGTTGGATGCACGCCAGCCCGATGGCCCACGCCTCATCCAACGTTACCGAGCGTGGCGACTCCCCCCGGCGCATCGCCGCGGGTAAACCGAGGTGCGCCCCGGCGGCGTCCGCCAGCTTGGCCGCCTTGGTCGCCAGCGCCTCGGCGAGCTTGGCCGCCTTCTTTTCCTCTCGCTTGAGCTTGGCCAGTGCGGTCCGGGAGAGCCCGGTGGACGCCACATCCCGTGGAGGCTTGGTGGAACCCTCCACGGACCCTCCACGCGTACCCTCCACACCGGTGTTTACCGAGGTGGGGGCGGGTTTCGGCGTATTTTCGTGGAGGGTGTGGACGGTGTGGAGGGTTTTTCCCCTATTACCCTCCAAGTTTTTAATGTGTGTGTTATTTAATTCTTGGGGGGTTACTAGAGAACAACCCTCCACACCCTCCACAGAATTAGGCAAAACCGGGGTTGACCGGGCATTACTCGGCGTGGAGGGTTGAGTTTCAGACCCTCCACCGTGGAGGGTTGAACCCTCCACACCCTCCACACTCGGCACCGGCGCCCATGGCGTGCCGTAGTCCCTGAACGCCAAGTGCCGGAAGTTGCACTCGCGCGTGGAGGTAGTGCCCACGCCCAACTTGGTGAGCCGAAGCCCGAACGAGACCGCACCGGGCACGGACCGGCGCCGGTATTCGGGGTGTTCGGCGAACCACTGGCCGAATCGCCGGTGGAGGTCCACGGACCGCGTACCGGGCTCCGCCGGCACGGTGCATTCCTCCATCCACTGCTGGATTGGGTCACTCGCTGCAACCATCACCGAGACCGCGGTCTGTACCGAGAGCGGCGACCGATCGTTGCCGGTGCTCCCGATATCGGCCAGCCACGCGGCCGCCTCCCGCATCACCGAGGTCAGTACGCCGGGCGCCTCACGCGCCCATTCGGCCGACCACTTTTGCGTACCGATCCACCCGAGCGCCTCACGGGTGGCGTACACCTCGGCCGGGTCACCCACACACCCGAGCACCTTGGCCCGATCCCGCAATGCGTCATCGATCAGCACCGGCGGTTCGTTGGTCATCATGATCATGGTGTGGGTGGGGGCGAAGCTGACCGGGTTCTGTCGCATGGCGTTGCCGGTCAGGCGACCCCCGCCGGTCAGCATCTTGAGCCGTTCGATCTTGTCGTGCTGGGCCGACGGGGGCTCATCGATATAGACCAGCCGCTTGCCTTTAAGCGCGTAGACGATGGACGCGTGCGCGTCGGGGTTGGTGATCAGGCGGGAGTCCCCTTCTCCGCCGTAGGTGCCGAGCACGTGTGCCAGCAGCTCGACTATCTGCGACTTGCCCCGGCCACCCTCCCCGTAGAGCAGGGGGAGCACCCGCGGGGAGTGCCCGGTCACCGCGACCGAGAGCACCCGCATGGCCCACGCGCGCATCGCCTCATCCGGCCACACCGCGGCCACAAACGCATCCCACAACGGGGTGGCCACGTCGGGATCGGGGGTGAACCGGGCGGTGTGCAGGTGGGGAATACCGGGGTCTACGTCCGCTTGCTTGGGCAGTTCGAGCGAGAGCCGTAAGTCCCACGGGATACCGCCGGCCCACAGAATCTCTGGGTCCGCGTCCAGCTCGGTGAGCTTCACCGTGGCCGGGTGGTTCCCGCGGGTCACTGCCTTGATCTTGCCCGCGATTTTCCCGGCGCCGGCCGATGACAGGAACAGATCCCGGCGCCACGCTTGCCAGTGCGCGGGGGTGCGCTCGGTGTGATCCTTGGGTATCGGCTTCTCACCGAGGGGCATAAGCCGAGCCGCGGTCGCGACGGACCACGCGGTGAGGTCTTCACTTTCTTCCCACACATCGCGCTCTCGCATGAGCCATGACCCGGCATCCGCGACGGCGCGCAACCCCGGCCGGAAGCGCTGGAGCACCTGTTCGGCGAGTTCTTGGTCTGAACCTCCACGGGCCGGGTCGAACGGGTGCACGCCGACGGCGTGATAGAACGACCACGTCGCCGGCCCGTCCGCGGGGGCATCCGGCGACGTGGTCTGGTCCACGGCTGTGTAGACGTGGAACGGCCGCGCCGCGCCATCGGTGAGTCCTTGCTCGATCCATCGCATGTCGTCGGGATCTACGTCACCCCAGACCAGACCGCACGCCAGCTGCAATTTCATCACTGCCACGTCGTGGTCTAAGTGCTTGGCCCCCACGTACCCGCCCAATATCAACGCCGCGCGCATGAGCACGCCGCGGAAACCTCCCCCCAGTCCCCCCGCGTATCCCCCAACGGCATCGAGTTCCCGTTCGATGGTGCGATCGGCCACGGCCGCGGAATGTGCCTCGGTGCCGGCGGCAAACTCCCGATACCAGGCCGGGCCACGCTGCGACGGGACCGGGCTGCCCGGCGCACCTCCACGCGACGCCGTGATGACCGCGGCCAGCGCCGCGCCGGTGGTGTCCGAGGCGGATACTTGCGCGTGCACGGCGTCCAAGGCTTGTACCCACCGGTACGCCACGGGATCACCGGTGACCTTGCTGGCCTTGATGGTGGGCGCAATGAACGCGAACCCGCGACTCGATCCGTCGGCGTGCCCACCCTTGATATCGATGCCGGGGAAGACACCGTCCTTGGACCCCACACCGAGGGACCGGATAAACGCGTGCACCCCGCCGCTCGGGGTGGTGGCCGTGCCGTAGCGGGCGGGGAGCTGGACATTGTCCGGCCACA